GCACCGATCGTGACGGCAGACCTTATTGCAGGAATTGAGGACCAGTCACTCTCCAACATCTTTGGATCCGTGCTTTGGAAAAAGCTCAGGGCAGACTTCGTCCAGTCTCCGAAACGTAAATGGTGGGAAATCGCGATCTGAGGTCAACTCCGATCCGGCTCCGTTTCGGTGTCTGACGAACTCCGATTCTTGCGTTCAATAGGAGTGCTCCACAGCAAAGAGGAGCACTTCCATGCCGACTCCCGATACTTCCCGCCAGCCCGCCCAGATCAGCAGGACCAGTGGCGCAAAATCAAAACCCAACCCTTTGAGCCCGGAATGGCGCTGTACGCGCTGTGACAAGCTGCTCGGCGTCTGCCGGGACGGCCGGATGCACCTGCGTTTTGCACGGGGGCACGAATACCTCGCGGGCTTCCCAGTTCAGGCCACGTGCCGGGGCTGTGGCACGCTGAACCAGGTGCAATCACCCGCACACTAAGGCGTGCATCTCACCAATTTACTGAAATCAAAGAGACGCACGACGTCCTGACCTGGCCACGAGAAGGCGCTGGACGCCTGGCCGCAAGGCAGGCGTCCAATGTCTATCGCGTGGCACGATATCCGTGATCATCTCATGCATTCCTCTTCCACTCTCAGCTTTCAACGCAATTTCAATGCAATTCGTCACAGCAGCGATCCGCTCCGACGCTTTGGTGATCCGGCCGCATTGCTGGACGCGTTGCACCTCGGTGGCAGTGCGCCAAACGAGAAAAATCGTGTGTTGATCGCAATGGTCGAGGCTGCACAATCTGACGGCGACGAGTCAGATTGCGCGTTGACACTGATGCTACTTGCGCTCTGGCCGGGGCTCGATGCAGTTCGGCGCAGATCGATCTGGCGCAGGATCGGTACCGGCGACGAGGTTGCATCCGAGATCCTTGCACGGGCTTCTGAAGCCATTCGGAGGTTGGATCTGCAACGGGTCAATTGGATCGCGGCAACCATTCTGCGGAACATCGAGCGCGACCTGATCCGAACCCGTCAGCGCGAGGACAACCGCCAATGCCTGCGGTGCGACACCGACCCCGATGATATCCCGGACGTCGGCGGGATACCACCGGCCTCCGCCAGCCTGGAACTGCTCCGCCGCGATCTTGTCCACATCCTTGGAACCGATGCCGTCCTGGTGATCCGCGTGGCCATCGATGGGTTTTCCCAGGCCGACGTCGCGACCGAGTTGGGGGTTTCGGAGGCGGCGGCGCGCAAGCGCTACCAGCGGGCCATCCGGCGTCTGCGCGACGCCCTGGAAGAAATCGACTGACCAGATGTCCCGATTACTCCCCCGCGGTGGCTTTTCCCATTCAGACGCCACCACACGCCTAACCCAAACAGAAAGCCGCAACACATGATCACCGCTGCCGATCCCTCGTCCGAAGGCCTCAAGCGCATTCCCGGCCTGTTCCGGCGCTGGGAGCTGCCGGAAATCCTGAAGAACCAAGGTGCCTATCGCATCGAGAATGCCGGCTCTCATCAGGATGGAACGCCTCTCGTGGCGATTTACGCCGAAGGGGAAGCCGACCAGCCGGACGACCTGGACAACCCTTCAAACAAGAACGTCGAAGCGCCCTCGGTCCCGTCTGGAACGATCTGGCGTCGGCCTGAGTAGAGGCAACAGGAGGAGATCATGTTCATGGGAAGCTCACCCTTCATCACGGTCCGCGCCAGCCGACCACTTTCCGAAATCGAGTTTTGCGCCTGGGTGGCGCAGGCGGTTCCCGGCGACCGGCTGGAATACCACCGTGGCTTTCTGTCGCTCGATACCTTCGCAATGTTCACGCGGCTTGATGACCAGGCGCGAGCCGAACTGGGCACGCTGGCCGGGCGGGCCTTCTGGGCTGCCGAGCAGGGGTTTGTGCATCTGGTTCAGGAGCGCATCGGTCCGGACCAGTTCGCCTATATCGCCGTCGCCCGCCCGAAGCCCAAAGTCGCCTCGGTGTCGCTATCCGCCCTTCTTTTCGAAGAACGGGCCGCCTGATGACCAGCTTTCAATCACTTTTCACCACCGAAGGAGATCCTTTCATGCCATTCCCCGAAAACGCCCCCACGCCCGACGATCTGCCGTCCCTCAGCGCGGCCGAGATCGCAGTCCTGCCGGTCGAGCTGTTAGCGATCCTGCAGCGCGAGATCGACGAGCGCCTGAAGCGCGACAAGGCCGCCAAGGCCCGGTTTGATACCGGATTGGCGGTGCGCTACGCCACCCGTGCCGCCAAAGAACGCGAGTTTCAGGCCAAGGACACCGGCACAGTCCGGTTTGACGACGGCGATTTCACCGTGGTTGCCGATCTGCCGAAACGGGTGGATTGGGATCAGGAGAAACTGGCGGCGATGGTCGCGCGGATCCGCGATGCCGGGGACGAGCCGGCCGAATATGTTGAACTCGCCTACAGAGTTTCCGAGCGCAAATACGTCGCTTGGCCCGAAGCTATACGCAAAGGCTTTGAGGCCGCCCGCACCGTGCGCCCCGGCACGCTGAAGATCGAGATCGTTCCGCAGGGGGGCGATCAATGAGCCTGCGCATCATTTCCGCTGACGACCGGCTCCGCGAGGCGAAAGGAAAGACCACCATGGCGTTGTTCGGGCCGAGCGGCGCGGGCAAGACCACGCTTCTGAAGACCCTGCCACCCGCCGAGACGCTTTGCATCGATCTGGAGGCGGGCCTTAAGTCCGTTCAGGACTGGCCGGGCGACAGCATCCCGATCCGGCGTTTTTCCGACGCGATCGACATCGCCTGCCTGATCGGCGGCGCGAACCCGGCCGCCCAGCCCGAGGAGCATTTCTCTGAGGCGCACCACGCGCATCTGCGGGCGCAGCATCCCGAGCTGGCCGAGAAGATCGATACCAAGCGGATCGTCTTCGTCGACAGCATCACGGATCTCACGCGCCAGGCGATGGCGTGGGCCAAGACCCGGCCTGAAGCGCTGTCGGAACGCACCGGCAAACCGGACACGCGCGGCGCCTACGGGCTTCTGGCGCGCGAAGTCATCGGGCTGCTGAAACATCTGCAGCATGCGCCGGGGCGGACCATCATCTTCGTCGGCATCCTCGAAAAGGTCGTCGACGACATGAGCCGGGTGACCTGGCAGCCGCAGATGGATGGCGGAAAGGTCGCGCGGGAACTCCCCGGTATCGTCGATCAGGTGCTGACGATGAGCCTGTTCACGCAGGACCCCGGCGCCAGCCCCGATGCGGCAGCGACCTGGCGGCATGACCCCGACAAAGGCAACACGCGCCGCCTCGTCTGCCAGTCCGGCAATCCGTTCGGCTTGCCAGCCAAGGACCGCAGCGGCCGCCTCGACATGACCGAGCCGCCCGATCTCGGCGCGCTTCTTACCAAGATCAACCAACCCCAGAAAGGATAAAAACATGACTTTCGACATGAACGACGTAGAGCCACAACAGTCCGGCGACCTGATCCCCGACGGCACCTTCGCCAAGCTGGTGATGACGCTGCGCAAGGGCGGCACCGACGGGATGAGCGAGGCGGATCGGGGGCTGCTCAAGGCCTCGAACCAACCCGGCAGCGACGTGCTGATGCTCGATGCCGAGTTCACCGTGGCAGAGGGCCCGCATGCGCGGCGCAAGTTCTGGCAGAATTTCACCGTGCAGGGCGGCAAACCCGACGAGCAGGGCCAGTCGATCGGCTGGAAGATCTCGAAATCGACCTTCCGTACGATGATCGACAGCGCGCTTGGGCTGAACCCCGAGGATATGAGCGAGGCCGCGAAAGCCAAGCGGGTGCTGCGCGGGCTCGCCGATCTCGACGGGATCAGTTTCGTCGCGAAGATCCAGATCGAGCCGAGCCGCAACCCCGCCTACAAGGACGCCAACAAGCTCGACCATGTCCTGCTGCCCACGGCGCCCGAATGGCAGAAGGTGATGGCGGGCGAGCCCGTGCCCGCGCAGCCGTCGAACAAGCCCCGGCCCGCCGCCGCGCCCGCGCTGTCTGGGACCCCGGCATGGGGCCAGCCGCAGGCGGTCTCCGCGCTCGCGGCACCTGTCTGGGGTGCGCCGTCGGCTCCCGCCCAGCCCGCCACCGAGACCCAGATTGCTGCCAAACCCGGCAACGGCCCGGCCTGGCTGAACCCATGACGGTGGATGAATGGCAGGCACATGTCACCGCTGAGGCTGCGATGGCCATAGGTCGGTGGCTCGAAGCGCGGGGGCGGCTTGACCGCCCCATCGCCAGCCTCACGCGGAAGGATCTAGAATGCATGGCGTCAAACGCGATCAGTCGCTTTATCGTGCTGGCCTCCGAACGCCGGGCGCAAGCACCCGAAACAGCGGAACGCGAGGCTCTGGACCTTCTGCTCATGGGGTGACGCGCGCTGAATTGGGGCATCGCGTGCCCTGCGCATTCTGCAGCAGGGAGGCGCGAGGCTTCGGCTACTGCCACGGCCTGCGCTGGGATCGTCACCCGCATTACCGCTTCTGCTCGATGGTCTGCCTGATGGCGGGCTCGGCCAACGCCAAAAGGAACCACGGCATGATCGACAAGACCGACATGGAAACGCGCGCCATCTTTGAGGCGCGCCGCAATCTCGCTGAAGCACTCACCGAGATGGGCTTGATGCAGGCCTTCTTCGATCGTCCAGCCGCAGACATCGACCGGGTGATCGAGGCCTGTGTCGATGGGTTCCAGGCTTCGATGCAGCGCCAGTCCGATACAGGTGAAATCCCTTTTTGAGCAGGAGATCAATATGCTCGACTTCAACCACAATTCCGGTTTCATCTATGGCCGCAACGTATCGGATCCGGAGCCCCTCGGCGCACGCATCAACAGCCGCATCGACGCCGCGCTGGTCGCAGAGCGCGAGGGGCAGCGCCAGCGCGACTATCTCGGCGCCAGCCGGATCGGCGAGCCTTGTGCGCGGCGGCTGGTCTATGAGGTCACCCACACGCCGGCCGATCCTGGCAAAGATTTCGAGGGCCGCGTTCTGCGCATCTTTGCGGCCGGGCATGTGTTTGAGGATCTGGCAATCCACTGGCTGCGGCAGGCCGGGTTTGACCTTCGCACGCAGACTGAAGCTGGCGGTCAGTTCGGTTTCGAGACGGCAGGTGGGCGCATTCGCGGTCATGTCGATGGCGTGATCGTCGGCGGCCCGGAGATCGGCTTCACCTGGCCCGCTC